ACGTTATCATAAGATTGATCATGAAAATATGTTTCCTCACGAATAAATCCTAGAGATTCTAAAGCCTTCATAACTTCATATTCACCGGAAGAACAATTGAGTTCTCCGGTACACACTTGCGTATGTTGGGTAATGTATCCGGACGAAAACGTTTCTGAACATAATTCACAGATCACCGGGGAACATATTTTACATTGATTTTTTCGGGTTTCGTGCTCACAAATAGAACTCCCACCACATTTTATACACTCATATTTTCTTTTTTTATGTTCACAAATAGAACCTCCATTACAGTCCTTACAGGTTGATCTAATTTTTTTGTGCTCACATATCTGAGATCCTCCACACTTTTTACATGTCGATCTAACTTTTTTATGTTTGCAAATTTGCGACCCTCCACACGCTTTGCAGTAAGCTTTTATGATATTATGTTCACATATAGATGACCCTCCACACTCTTTGCAGTGACTTCTTAATTTTTTGTGTTCACATATAGAACCTCCCATGCATTCTTTACAGGTTGATCTAATTTTTTTGTGCTCACATATAGAACCTCCCATGCATTCTTTACAGGTTGATCTAATTTTTTTGTGTTTACATATTTGGGATCCTCCACATTTTTTGCAATACGCCTTGATTTTATCATGTTTACAAAATCGTGATCCTCCACACTCTTTACAGGTTGATCTAATTTTTTTGTGCTCACATATCTGAGATCCTCCACACTTTTTACATCGATATTTAATCTTTCCATGATCACATATAGAACCTCCCATGCATTCTTTACAGGTTGATCTAATTTTTTTGTGCTCACATATTCCGCCACCGCCACATACTTTACATGTCGATCTAACTTTTTTATGTTTGCAAATTTGCGACCCTCCACACGCTTTGCAGTAAGCTTTTATGATATTATGTTTGCATATCGAACCGCCACCACATTCTCCACATCGGGTCTTTCTCTTTCCATGCGAACATTTAAGTTGTAGGGTTCTTTCTCGGGACTTTTTCAAACAATCTTTGCACATCTTCATGAAACTTCCACACCGCTTCTTTGTGAAAAACCTATGGGGCAAATTCACTTTACAACGGGTACACTTTCGTTTTTCCTCTTCCAAATCGGAATCTGTATCTGAGTCTGACATTATTGCAATTTATTGTAGTTTAGTGTTATATACTGCTATATCATATAATCTTTAAATCACTTCTTCGCGAAATTTACGTCCACTTCGACGAATCCGTCCATTACACTTATACAACCCGATGACTGGAATTTATACGTTACATTTAGGAAATCCGCCATGACCATCACGTTAGACAATGCAATGATCTGAGGGCGCTCCTGCTCCGTACTGATTTGCGAGGTCAAAGTGCTTTTCACATTGATTTTTTGGGGGCGGTGCATTGTCTCGTAATTATTTGTGCACTTATTCCACTGGGCAAGGTTAAGGCGATAACCATCAAGGATACAGCGTTTGATCTTTCGAATTTCCTCGATTCCTTCATCCAAGTTTCTCTTGAATATGTCATTGAGATTGTAAGTCCCGGTTTCAAGATCAAGACCATTCCAATATGGGTTCACTCCGATCGAAATAAAACTTTCAATTAGTTCGTCTCGGGTGTAAATCACATCAACTAGACCACTATAATAAATTTCATTAGCATCGCACCATTTTTGAATGTAATTAATTGAAAACTTTGTCGTTGATCCCTCTTTGACCATTTCTTCTATACGACCAACTTCATGCATGAATTCATTCCAAATAAATAAACAATCGATAAACTCGTCAGCAATCAGCGCCCTGTTGTAAAATTGAGATGTACTCTCGTCTAAATTTGCCGGATTGCGAGATTTGTATTTTCTGCTGCATATCATTCGCCTTTCAACCTGCAAGAATGATGCGATTGTAATAAGATCCAAAATATTTGCACCGTGGCAAAACCCGGCAAATATCATGCGAACGGGTTCGATTTTTACCTTTCTTAACAAGTTAACATGATAACCCAAAACCGTGGGATTATAGTTGATGTCAATAAGACCGAGGATGTATAATTTCTCGAGAGAGTAGCATAACCCACTTGAGGACGGCGGTGCAAAAAAGTCTAGACTTTTAAAATCTATGTCATTCTCCGAGGTTATCTTGTGCCAGCTTGGTCTAAGTTTATACTGCCTGAATAAAGTTTTCTGTTCAACTTCTGAAAAATCCTGAGGATTAACTTCTTCCATGGTTGTTTTAGTTTCGTTTACAATAATGTTAAGTAAAAACACTGTGATGTCGTCCGTGATAAACTTGGAGTGTAGGTCGCAGGGCAAATCCTCAAATGTTTTTTTAGTATAACACGGATACCATTCACCCTGGGCTAACCGACCAACACGACCCTGTCTTTGTTCCGCCATATTTTTTGTGACGTTTTTGTTCAACAGAATTTCTGTTCCGAAATCTGGGTTAAATTCGGGAGACAGAACCCATCCCGTGTCAATGCAATATTTTAAAGTTTCGATGGTGATTCCGGTTTCTGCAATCGGAGTGGAAACAATTATTTTACGAGCAGCCGGAACGTACGATTTAATTTTTCCTAACTTTTTGTCATCCACGGAATATATGGGAGTTTTCAGATACTTGATATCGGAAAACAAATTACGATAATCCCTGCCGCCTTCCTGGAAACTTTGTCTGTTTAATAAAATAGGAAGAATGAAATGCTTCTTATCGGAGCCTCCCTTCTTATCAAGTTCCTTAACGTACTGTTTAGAATATTCCAATCCTTTTACCGTAGCAACTGCGTTGAACATATTAAGACCTTCGATGAGAACTTTTGCATCTTTTTTATTTTTTACGAAGATAATGATGTCACGTACGGAACTTGATAAATCAGATATATTGTTAACGTGCAATTCCAAAGATTTATGAAGTGCGTATGTAAGATAATTGTGTACGTCATACTCAGGGAAATGTGGTATGATGGGAAACGTACGACCTTCTACATCGATGAAATTACATGGAGGGCATTCAAAATAATCAATGAAAGGTTTAGGATCAAAGGTTGCACTCATCAAGATCAAAAACGGACAGTTGGGTTCATTCCAATATTCCATCATAAATTTCTTTATCAAGTAGAGATTTGTTTCAGTGTTGATGTCTTTCTCATGAATTTCGTCGATGAGAATAAAACTGTGTCTTTTGGCGATTTCCTCGGGTGTCGAGGATGCTAACATATTGAGCAGGATACCAGGGGTCATAGATGTGATGCCTCGTTCAGCTGGCCGAAAGGTTCGTGAACCAGTTTGGTAGCCTACGTTTAGACCCATGGTCAACTCCCTGAAAATCTGGGCCATATCTTGGGCTTTATCAATTGCAGTCAAAACCTTTGGCTGCGTAATGGTGATACCACGCCTGTCAGTCTTGTGGAAGGCTTTATACAGCTCTGGAGCAATTGTGGTGCTTTTCCCTGAGCCCGTACCGCTCCTGATCAGGAGGACCTTATGCCCTATTTTCTTGGGTAGAATTTTGGCCGAAGAACTTCTAGTTTCGGTTCTCCTTTCGATAAATTGAATGATGTAATCTATTGCTCTTATATTAGGTAAATTTTTGACATCCTCGAAGCTCATATGAGAACTTTTTTTTACAACCCCTTTCTTGAGTAATGTTGGTAGAGGCATGATTTTGTTAAATTACTTATATTAATACCTTTGAATAATTTTAACAAAAAAGGAAGATTCAATCAAAAAGGAAGATATTATAAAATTCCAAAAAAATTGAATATTGTGTGTTGAATTATACACACATTATCTTACAACTCAAACTTTCAAAATGGCTCATTCATACGTAACAAAGGTAAAGACTTTCAATGGGGGAACCCCACCTGCTCGCTGGTTTGACATCCAAACCAAGATTCCAGGCTGGAATCTAGGCGAAAAGATCCTCGTGACCGACTTCGAACATAAGGAGAAGGTCACCACCCGCAACAGGGCAGTTATCGTCTTCCAAGATCGAAAGGTTCTTCAGAACAGCGGTGCTGGATGCGTTACCGCAGTCCCAGTATGCATCATGGATGCTGAAGATGCCTACATGAAGTCCTTCTTTGAGAAGGATAGCAATCCAGTCTTCCGAGGTCAGGTAGGTCCGGTGTACGTAATTCCGCTCCTAGATCTCACCTCTTCTCCCGACCACAAGTACTACTTTGGCGATTCCGCTGCGATGTTCGTGACGGCTCGCCGAGGCGGTAACGAGTACAACGAGCCGAACATCGCCAATGCTTTGGCATGCTCTCTCCAGTCCATCAGTTACAACTTGGCTCTGGAAATTACGCTTGACTCAAAGGTTCCTGACGAAAAGAAGCAGCACTTCATGATCACAGCGCTTCGTGAAATGGCCTTCGTTGCCCGGAACGCAGCAGCATTCAGCAAGGATATTCGAAACATCTTCGAAGTTCTTCCTCTTGCAGCCAACTCCAGCGACACACTTCAGTCTATTCTGATGTGTTTCCTCTTTGACAAGACTCCGTGCGATTCCATCCTAATCAACTGGGTTGGTCTCATCATCAAGCGATACTTCCGACACGCAGCAAAGAACAGGAAGTCCCGATTCGCAGACCCCCAAACTCCGGCTACTGGAATCATCGCGTGTCTCCTGATTGTCCCCATGATTGCTGAACTTATCAGTAACGACCTGGGCAACTCGGAGATCATCAACCAAATCACCGGTTGCATCAACGCAGCATCTCTCAAGATCGCAACAGCCATCGCTGACTCGGATCACGCGCTAGACCAGCACGAAGAGAACAAGCTTGTTCTCCGCACGTTCACCGAGGCAACCAAGGTAAAGCTCATCAAGACCGAGATTGTCGACGACCTCTACGACTGTGTCGTTGCAGGAAAGTCTGACGATTTCGCCTCTGAGCTCAAGCTTACTGTTGTTCCCAGCTTCGACGCCGGTGGCGTGCTCACCTACTCTGGAAAGCAAATCAGGACTACCGCAGTACTTATCTTCTCAAACTCAGAAGAGAAGGAAGCTAAGCACTCTTACACTCCTAGCCACATCTCCCAATGGTGCGGCAAGATGTTGAAGCCTGGTAAGTACTCAGTACAGTTCCGCGAAGTTCCCCCTGGACGCTTCGTCGAAGGCAACACCCGAGGAATGAATAACGTAGCGAACATTCGCTTCACCGCAGGCCCCGACCTCATGGAAGGCAAGTATCCAGGATTCTCATCATCTCGCATGGTGTACGACCGCAGCGCCCGCCGGAAGTTCACCAAGATGGAAAACTACATCAAGTTCTCCTTGCACAAGTCGTTCATCGTCGATTGCCAGCTTGACGGGATTCACGTTAGCCAGGATGGCGGTGCGATCTTCCACATCCCGTGTGAGGTTGACGACGCCAAGGATCTATGTCCGATGATTGCATTCAAGTTCTGTGCAGTGGACGTGATTGAGCTTCGCTCCGGCACCCCAGCTCCGGCACCAGTTGTCATGCCACCGGCTGTCAACCCCGACTTCGACGCTCCCCCACCCTACGAGGAACTGAAGTTCGATGCGCCAGGCGGACCAGGCGGACCCCACCCGATCCCATCAGCTCCCCAATCAGAATCCGCAGGTGCAGTCGTACCTCTCTCCGAGTTGATCGAACAACTTCGTCTTTCCCGGCCTCCATCAGGTTTCGGAAAGCGCGCGTTGAACGATCTCAAGAAGAACGACAAGTAAACTTTAGCCCCCAAAAATCTTAGATAACATCTTATTTTTTCTAAAAAAAAGGGGTCTGTTTGGGTCGCTGTGCGTGTCTTTTACTCTTCACTCCAATTTGTGTGAGTAGTCATAAAGTTTGTGATGATTTGAGGAATGCTCCCAAAATCTTTGTAAGAAATTCTTAGAAGAAGATAATTATTATCCTCGCAAAATTTATTTTTTATCTGGTCTCTTTTTTGTCTTTTCTTAAGATCCTCGTCCCCGCCCCACCATTTAACGGATTTAAAATGTTGAGCCCCATTATATTCAATGAATATCGGATCATCGTTGATACCGGAACCGTCCCATTCGAAAATTATAAAATCAAATCGGAGGTTTCTACCAGTTTCTTTTTTCAATTTGCAAAACGGGGTATTAAAACTGTATTGTATGTTCATGGAATTTAATATATGTTTTACAGCAACTTCACCAAAACTACCCTGTTCAACCCCCGTACAAAATCTTAAATGTGACCAAATATTACCCTGTGTTGTTCCTCTCGTTGCCTTGGAATGCGACATTTGTCACATGTTTTATAAAATTCATCCTTGAGATTTTTAGAGAAATACTTCTCCTGAACTTTGGTGCTTTTGCACTTAGAACACTTTTTTAAAATTTTAGTATTTTCCGACATTCCCCGTGTTTCAATATTTGTGTACTTATTTGGTTATATTTCTTTAAAGCATTTCTTCATTTTTCAGAAGTTCAGGAGATTGCCTCACAACCCATTGTGAGTCCAGGAGATCACGTATATTTTTTAAAGAACGGATTAGTCTCCAGATCATCACCTCTCTCCTGTCCTCCTATTTTCTCTTCAAAATTCCAAACCGCATCACAACACATTCGATAATCATCATACATATCTGAAATAGTATATCGGAAAGGATCTGCCAAATTTTGAATGTATATGAGTTTCTGAAAGTGTTTTGCCTTTGAAATGTCCTGCTTAAATACAGTTTCAATACATTGTTTGGAACGTTCCTTTACGTGTTTTGGGTAGCTGTTTGAAGTTCGTTCAAATGCAGCGGTCGCTGTCTGTGCTGTTGTGAAAATGTTAATCATACTATTTTTTCGCAATTCTGAATCTATTTCTTTGTCATCCTGCGTCGTGATGATCGTTGTAATAAACGACTGACGACCTTCGTAGAATATTTCTTTGATTGCTGTGGACATTTTATATAGTTTTTTAAATTTAGAAGCGCAGTCGTCCAATACCAGTAAAACATGTGGGTTAATATCAAGAAAAGTTAGAGCTGCCCTTTCCATTTTTGACAGAGATGTTGATTTTTCCAAGATAAGCTTGTGGTATCTTATCGATGTTTTATAAACCTTTCTCAACATCTTATCTCTTTCCACTTTGATTGCCGATTTTTGTGTTTTCTTTTGTGCGAAGTTAAGCGTTTGAGAACTTGAAATGAATATCATAGAGTCTTCGGCCTTTCGTATAATTGAGATTTCAAGTTCTTTGGCTTGCGAATCAGACACTTTGTCGAACAGAGCTTTTAGATTTTTTAGGTTATTCGCATTCATGTACATTTGTGCTGTATGTTTCTGACGAGAAATGAATTTTTCTAACCAAGCCACCAGTTTTTTAAGATCCCGACCATCTTTGATGAATCTACGCGGAACTTTTCCTGTGAATGCTTGATTAGAACTATTTGTGGGTGCGATGACGAAACAAACTGGAATATAGGGTTTTAACAAAAACATAACTTCATCTAGTATAGTGGATTTTCCCGTACCGGATGATCCATAAAGAATGCACATTTTCCTTAAATAGTATCTGTAATCTTTTTCAAGCCACGGGAGTTTAGAGCCATCTCGTAAAATTAAATGTTTTGAATCATGACTTTCCATTATTTTTTTTAGTAAAAGGTATAGCTATTCAGGGGTAAACCTTTAACTGAATTAAATACAAAAAAAGATTTTTTTTAAATGGTAATTATTGTGCATAACTTGCTGGTTTACTCAGTATGTAGTCTACACCTTGACTTAATGGAGCTTTCCAATCACTGCTATTGCACATGCCAGCGATAACCTTTGAAGCATACTGTTCAAATCGATCGATGTCGAAAACCGCACCATTGCACAAATTATTCATGATAACGTGAATAATAAGCAATTCCATTCGATAAAACAGATCTGCAAACTGTCCTTGCAGAGGGCCAAACCTAGGTTGCTTTTCGCCGAAATTTCCACACATGGAAGGGCCATTCTGCCGAGTTACGCATTTCCACTCCTGGCGGTACAAGAGTTCATCCTTAGCTTTCTGCCCCATTTTCGCCAGCCATGTTTTGCCACACAAGTTATTAACTTCAGATACATTCTGACGCATTTCACGCACCAAATTTCTAAGTTCGCTTTTCATTTTCGTAATTTGCCCACGGCTATTGTCCGTGTCAAGGCATAGTTGACCTTGACCACTCTGCAAGATCGCAATAAGACTGTTGCGAGTGTTCTTGATTTTCGCAACTAAATCACGATCCTTGAAATCGAATGAATTGACGATGAAATCAGTTACATCAGCCATGTGAGACGACGTTGATGTTTTAATGGTGGTTGCCATATCAGCGTTGATTCCTTTCAGCTCGGTGAGTCCCGTCGTTAAATCGGAAATTTGTTTAGCGTTATCTAAAATCACCTTTTGTTTAGCTGCAATATTAGCTTGAGAAGCGTTCAAGTTTGTTTGAATAACCATCTTTTCCCCCAAGGTTTTTGCTTGGGCTTTAGATAAATTTTGTAGCTTAGAATCGAATTCTGCCTTTTCGGCCTTTAATCGATTCAGATGCGTTGTGTTGATGTCAAGTCTGTTTTTCAGATCCCGATACGCAGGGATTTTCATCAACACCTGAGTTTCATAAGTTTTGGCTGGTGAAATCATTCGAATGGCAAGGACTATCAAAAATACGGCTAGTGCAAATATACCTATTCCGGCTGCAATATAAATTTCGGTTTCTGACATTATTTTATTTAGTTTATACTTATGAAGTTAAATAAAATTAAAAAAAGATAAAAATTTTTATTATTTGTGTCACGAAATTTTAAACACCATAAATCCCGAAGACCTTGTCCATACCGTCTCTTGACAGTATTTCGGGTTTAACTTCTATACCCTGATTCACAACGTCATCATTTCCTCCAACCAATCTATCACTTAGGCCTTGGGGAATTTCTTTGGAAGCATCTTCCTCACCTCTTATACGCAAGGTCCCATTATGAATTACAAGTATCCCAATCACACTTAAGAAAGTGTAAAACATAAATTTAAATAAGGTACGTACAGGAGTATCCTCTTCCACGGGAATTAAAATCATTAACAGCAATATAACTATTGCGGTTATCAAAAAGGCTGTCCACAACGTCGATGAGAAGATAGAGTTAAAAAATTTTAATCCAAATACAGTTTCACACCCGCCTTTTAAACTATCGGATATATCGTAAGGCATTATTAGAAAGTATTATTTTTTACTGTTATATTTCACCTAATAAATTTTTTTAAATCTAAAACATACTAAAAAACAAACATATTAAATAATAGCATAAGCAATTAATATACATTAACCAAATAAATAACAATATGTCGCACATTTTAGACAGACATCAGTATGATCCCAAAATGATCACGAATATCGAGGTAATGGCAGCATACTTCGTTGATTTATTTTATAACCATCTTTATTTTGAAGGAAAGAAACTTAAAATTAACGGAAGTGTTTCCAGTGTCACTGAAGGATATAAACATGCACTAAACGCATTTATCAAAAGTTTATCTAATTCAAGACTATACAAAAAGGCCGTGATCGGAATACACCAATATTTTATGAATTACACTGCATTCACAACGATTAGTTTTTCCAAATGTGTTGATAGACTGGCTGCTAATTTCGTACCAACTGATTACTACGCATCGCTCAACAATACTCAAAAGATGAGCATTTTGCGATTGGTGATCAACCAGGCTGTCAAAAATTTCACAAAGAAAATTGTTAACGATCATCTGAACAAAATCATTGACAACCACAAGGAACCTGACAACGTACGCTTGTTACAGGATGAATTAATTGACTGCTTTTTGCTGGAACGTGAAGGCGTATACCAAAGATTTGTTGCCACTCAGACAAAGACTAATTCAAATGAAACTGTTAACCGACTTGTTGCTGAAAAAATGCAAAAGGAAATTAAGAAGCTGATCATCGAGAAAATCCAACTCAAGAAAGAAAACGCAGCATTAAAGAAAATCATTGTCAAGAACAGTATGGAGATAACACACCACGTTGAAAATCTTGGTACTTTGGAAGCAACGGTCAACGAACTCAACGGAACTATTTCTCAATTACGACGCAGAACTCCGCAAACCTCTTTCTCAGGTTCTCGCGAAATCAACCGGCGATCTTCAGTTCCAGACAATTTTTCCGAAGTCACCCCTAACAATCTCAGACAAGTACTAAGTCATAGCGAACCAAGTCCATCAAAATCAATGACCTCGGAACAATCAGAACAGTCGGCGTTTATTCAGCTTGATGAGGAACCATCGTACTCACCCAAGTTAGAGTCCCCACAGGCACCAAGTCCGGCTCCGGTACCAAAAGTAAAACCTGCCCCAAAAGAAGAAATTGCGGTTCCAAAAAAGAAGAGACCTTCATCTAACTTGGGTGATGGTGTCATGTTGGATGACTTTTACTAATCAAATTCCATACTGTACCTACTATCCCTATCATCATACCAGTCATCCTCATAAGCCTCGGAAAAATCAACAATAAATAAATAATACCCGAGCAATCCAATCATGATCAACAGGAAAATTCTGACGTTATTGTCAGCCATCATCATCTTAATGTTTTCTTCGGGATCATCTTCTTTTTTGAATATTTTACCAGAATCGTCACGAGGAAGAATTTTAAATACATCTTTGCCAATGCTGCCGATATCTTTTCTTACAGTAGCAAGCAACACGCCATATTCTTTAATCTTATCATTTGCACCCCCGACATATTCACTTGCGTTATTTTTACTAGGAACTCCTCTGTATTCTTTGTCAAAACCCCCATAAGCACCCTGGGCCGTAATAAGATCACCGGAATTACCTGAACTTAGCGCTGCTTGGACTGCCTTCTCGGACTTATCATAAGATTCGACGAGACGTCTCTTAAATTTTTTGATTTGTGTAAGATATTGGGAAAGAAGACTTAATTGCAAGTTTATATCACCCAAAACCATATCTTTTGACATAGAATTCGTTTTTGAAACTGATCTCCCGTATTCATCCAACACAGGAATCAAGTTATTTCCCAAAATAATAAGATCTTCATATTTGCTTGTATACAGGGTTATATTCAGCGCTATTTCATCTTTTTGACTTAAATATAATTGTTTTAACTCTTCAGCAGACATGGTGTACTATAATCCCACCATTTTACTTTTTGGCAAAAAAATTATCAACCTTATCTTTTTCTTAAAAAGATTTAAGCATTATAATATATAAATATTAACAAGGCTCCCAATAGTTATGACTTCAAAAATAATAGTCTTTCAACCTCCGGAGCAAAAAGAGGTTTCACTCACCAAAACCGAGAGGGAATTACTCTACGAAGATTTGGAAAAATATTCCCCCCTTGATTCTCACCACTTCAAGGCATTTTATGATATGGAAACTGAGGAAATAGAATCTAACGTTGTTGATTCAACAATAGTTTCAATCATGTTTAAATACGTGGCGAGTTGTGGATTTCCAATTGTCCGAGAAATTCCTAAACTTAACTTAAAAGTGCGAAGGCGTACATTCAGGAAGAAACTCGAAAAGGAGCACGTAACCAAAGATTACTTCTTTACAATGCAGTTTTCGCGAATTACGCCGGGATTCACAAAGGGTGGGCAATCTCTCATGTTGGCACCTGACGTCTACTACCAGGTAATAGGAATTAAAATGCCAAAGGATTTAAGAACTTTTAGAGACACAAGTATACCAGATTTGGAATCCGTAGTCAATATCTTTGATTTAACAACAATGGGTCGTTTTGGCCTAAAAAACAGAAACATAAATAAATATGTTCAGTCACGACCTCATTTTTTACACCCCCAGTCACAAAACTCGTTTGACGGAAAAACAATCATATTCGAAAACAGTGATCATGCACTTGAAATTATCAAGAATATCATTGATAAAGTAAAAACAAGGGAAGAATATTACGATACTTACCATGCCTCAGTTTATACATCTTTGCGATTTTCGCCATTTGTTAAATTTAGAGAAATTATGGCAAGCAAATCGGAAAAGGTTGATGAATGGGGTGAAGTTTCTTTAGAACCGATGAAAACCACTCCTGAGATTGACAAAGTGCGGGAAGCGTATAAAGGTACATTATCCAAATACTCAAACAGGTTTCACCACGATTTATGGAACGCCGAAATCACAAATATTTTCGAAAAAGTTAAACTTTTGGGTATCGGGCATCCAAAATCGCAGGAAACCATCAACGGTTTAATTGAAAAAAATCGCATTGAAAAAACTATAAAGTTCCAAAAGAAACAAAAATCGGATTCATATTTGGAGTTTGCAAAAAAACAAGCCATCGCTTTCGAAAAATTCAAAATCAAAAATTTGCATGAATTATCTAAGAAGCAAAATGACATCGTGGAACTTGAATACAAAAATATCAAAAAGATCGAGGAAGGTACTAAAAAAATGTCGGAATCTGTCAAATTGGTTGGTCAGTTGTACGAAAGTGTTGAGGAACTTGATTATAGATCCATGCGCGGAATTCTTTCACAAATTAAAAAATTAGTCCCCGCGAAAGAACTGGATGGCAAACTTGAAGAGAAAACCGCTCTAATTAAAGATACTCAGGATACTTCAATTGTATGTCCTCACATTTTAGTTAAAACTAATGAACTGATTAAAGCCGGTGGAGATCCGTATAAAATGAGTCACGTGAGAGAACATGTTATTACATGGTTTGCACTTCCAGATGTTTCCTTGGGATATTTTTGCCGAGTGTGTGGTGCTTTACTAGCCGAACAGGATGAGGAAGAGTTAGTACAATTCTTAAACGGTCAACGAGTTAATTCTTTTTCGGGTATAGACCGGCGCCAATCTCTCATATGGAAAGAAGTAGCCCACACAATTTCAACATTTGTGAAATTCAAAGATGCTGTTAATTTGAAGAAAATTATTACATCAGTCACGTCAGCTATTAGTGGCGAAATTGGGATGATTGAAACTAAACTAACAAAAGTAAAAACAAATAACAACGACAGTATCCAAGATCTTTTGCGAATCTACATTGCTATTTACACATACGCAGTCATCGTACATATGATTTATCTTAATTACGGAAAAATTACGTTTGTTACCAAAGAAGCAAGACGTGGTGGTGCGTTTAAAGTTTTAGGTGTTGATGGATGTTGCGACACCTTTGGCGATCCCACTTCGATGCAAGGCGGTTCGTCCAAAACTAAGAAACATGGAACTATTGAAGTTTTAGGTGTTGATAATTGTTCTGATAGTGGTAGCGATGATGAATCTCCTTTCGTACAAACCAAAAAGAAAATGGGTCGCAATGAAAAGAAAATCAAACGTGTGAAACGTGTACTCCAAAAGGAAGACAAGAAGCGACTTCAAAACATTTTTAGATCCGCGATAGAATTGATCATCAAATCAAAGAATGCTCTGCTTAACAAATTGTCAAACATTTCCATTGACAGCATCAAACCACTGCTGATCAGAGCATATCAATGGGTGGTGAGTTTAAAAACAGACCTTGGATCGAGTGACACAGTTAGGCAACACAACACAGCCCACTTTTTGAGTATCGATCCCATTTACGAATATATTTGGTACGCACATTCCCTGAAGGCTTTTTCGGAAAAGAAGGGTCAGCCTGAACTAACCGACATCAAACGATACTTGGGAAGAACCCTTACACAAATAGAAGAAGATTATGAAGCGGGAAAATCTATATATGAAACAGCAAGAACGGTGGAACCGTGGGGTAAAACCAAAAAAGCTAAATATGACTATGGAAGTTATTCATACTTATTTAATTATACCAAAAACAAAACTTATAATTTTGATATTGTGCCTGAACATGAGGTAATAAGCACATTTGCAAAGAAGTACAAATACTTGGATGAACTTGCGGATTCCATTCACCAGGAAACAATGTTTAGACTTATGAACCCAACCTACGGGTTTACTCTTGTTAATGATTTGGTAAGAACCCACAATAATTTCAAACCGTTCCGAATCAATGTCGCGGATTATTACTGCCTTGATGGAGTTAAACATAATTTTAACATATTCGTTTTCCATAAAATCTTGCCGTCAGGAATTCTTGATAGTAAGAAAACTATGGAGGTCACTGCCAAAGAAGTTCAAGGATGGTTCGGTAAAAAAGATGTTGAAAAAATAAAGGACTTCAAAAATTACCATTTTACCGACGAAAAATGTTCTAATTGCAGTGCATATCTATCAAAAATAACAAAGGGAAAAGATTTGGACAAAAAATTAGAAAAACTCGATGAAATGAAAGCTTTCTACGATTACTTCGAAAATAGATGCCCCGAGGGTAATTTGCACGATTACAAAATAGATGCCAAAAAAGATATCGAGAATTGTTCCAAGTGTGGATTTACTCGGAAGTTTTTAGATACTTTGAATGTTAAGTACCGGGAAAAGTACAAGACAAAATACAAAGAAATCCTCGAAGAGAGAAAAAAATACGACCAAAACTCCCTCAAGGAGTTCAAAAAAATATCTAAAAAATTCAATGCGAACATAAAGAAATACCCAGCGTGGACAATCAACAATAAACCTATTCTGCAGCTATCTAGAACTATGTCTGTCAAGTACAACATTTTGATTAACCTGGGGCTAAGTGAGGGTAGAAAGTTCGAAAATATCGAAAAGGAAAAGGAAAACCCTCACATTAATTCAACAGTGGAAGAAGATATATTAAGAAATCAGTATTTGCGGGACTATTGCTTGTGGGTGCTTCGTTCATATTATCTTATGAAAAATTACAACATTCTTCATAATGTTACTTATGCGCTGAAGGAAATCATTGAAAGCAACCGAGCTGCAGGTTTAGAGAACATACACGAAGCACTACCCGAAATATACGACGAATTCAATGAAAAGTACATGTATTACCACAGAGCTTTAAAACCGAAACTTCTGTCTAACTTTCTACTTAACTTTCTGTGTGAGTCTTTGAACAAAATAATGGAACACATGTCAAATACTAAACTGGCAAAACTCGGTAAAGATTTTGTTAAATACGGGGTTGACTCAATTGTGCAATCTGAAAAGGACGTGTCCAAACCTTCCCCTTTAAGTTTAATTATTAACAAGGGAGAATCGTCAACACACAACGATGCCATGGTTGCTGGTGACGAATTTTATGACATAAGCGAAGATAACGACGCTGGGAAAGCACTTGATGAATTGGGAGATTCATCGGATGGTGATGATTTTGCCCGGGGAGACTTGGATTTGGACATGGATTCAGGAATGTCTGACAATTTTATGGCCAATCCCATGGATAATTAACATGTACGTTCATTATATTAGCAAGTTAGTGTAAAATTTACTTATAAATTTACTAATTTTTTTCATTGCTCCAGTATAAGCTTTGGTGAAAGTCTGCACAAAAAATGGAAGATTTGGAAGTTGTCATTATTATTTTAATTATTCTTCTATGTTGGCGTTTGTTGTCGAAGTGTTGTTTTCACGAGGGATTTTCTACTTCGGTAATTAAAGATTTAACCACGTTTGGCGGGCGGCAATCGGGTACTTTGGGGCATCATAATAGTTATTTGTATTTGATTGAAAAAGTTAAATCGTTAAACGTACAAGAAGTTCAGTGGGCTCCTGGGTATACACAAAACTTTAAGTATAATGGAATAAAACACAAAAATATAGTTTTTACAATTAAGGGGGAATTGCGAAATCCTAAAATTCTTGTATTTGCACACTACGATCACATAGGTCCTGGATTTCCTGGGGGTAATGATAATGCAAGTGGCGTATTCGCACTATTGCAAATAGCTAAGAGAATGACACGAGTGAAAGATATTTATTACGATATTGTGTTTGTTTTATCGGATGGCGAAGAGTCGGGTATGTACGGATCGCAAGTAGTAGCCGATATTTTACCTGCAAACAATTTAGTGATAAATATAGACACAATTGGAGGGTTTCCTGAAGGTGATATTGTGCGAATTGCAAATGACGGGAGTTATCAAACTTACCTTACCGAAAAAGCAAAAGAAAAAAATATGGATGTTGATTTAATAGACATACAACCCGGCAGGTCGGACATTACAAACTTTACAGGATTTAATGAATGTGTGGAATTTGGGTATCCCACAAAGGCAGGACACTATCATACACATGAGGATACGTACGACAATTTGTATCAAACTAACATGATTAAAATTATTCAGATGGTTGGGGATTTGGTTAATGATGTAAGTCTGGGGAAATTGCCAATTGCAAAAATAATCAGATGATTTCGGCCTGTATAAACAAATCGATGCATAAGTAAAACAATACTAGAATTAGCAGTTGTACCGTAGTGCCCTTTGAGGTAGCAGCATCTGCAGCGGTGGCTCCGTCCATCTTACATAGAACATTATCGATAAACAGATCGCTGAAAATGAAAATACCAAATACAAACAAAAAGATCGCAACCTTGAAGTTGATATTTCCGCAGAAGTCGGTGAACATGTTTCCCAAATCATCTCTATCGTTTTTCTTTGATGCTTTAGCTGGCATGCCCTTAGCAGCTTCCACTGCTTTTGATTCGCTTTGTGGCGCTTCGAGAGTTTCTGAATCGGGCATAGTTAATTTTAGTAGAGTATTTCGCACGGAATTTTCCGAAAGATTATATTGGAATCCATATCTTTTATTTGAATGGTAATAAAAATTGAAAACTCAATGCAAAAAATATAATTACACACTTTTCAAAACAATGAATCAAAAACTTGTCGAAGAATTAGTTAAAGTTCTTCGTATCTTGTGCTTGCAAATAGAACCACACTCACATTTTGTACATGTTGATTTATTTTTTTATGCGGACATAGCGTATTTTTCCGGTATTCTCTATCTTTCCTCCTACATTCGTCACATTGCTTCATATAATTTCCACATCTTTTTTGAGTAAATTTTGAGTGCGGTAACTTAACTTGGCACCGTGCACATCGGGTATGTTCCATTTCTAGGTCTGAATCGGTATCTGAGTCTGAGGACATTTTGTGTTTAATACATATAAAAATGTGATAATTTCATACGTTTCGAAATATGGAATCTCTAGGCCAGGGAAGGGTCGTAATACGGACTAAAGGCCACCAGAACGCCACAGTATGTTTCAGGAGTTTTGCGGTAATCTACCGGCGTGTACAACCCCGCGTCAATTGCTTCACCAATTAGAAATTTAAAATTTTGCCAGAATTCGGGTTCATGTCCATATTCCTCTGTGATAATGTGTGAAATTTCGTGTAACGCAACAAACTGCACTATCCCCCACTTGTGCAAATTATCCTCTCCTGATGCTTTTTCTCTTAAGCAAAATCCTATACTCTTACCTTTGCCTGCAACATATGATGTATTTTTTGTTCCCTTGGGGTTATTCTCAAACAAAACATCCGGATTATATCTATCCAAAAGTATTAAAGTTGCAGTTAACTCGTACTGACCGCCTTGTCTGTTAATGACGTACTTTTTCTTCATATTTTTTATCATGGAAATCAAGAACGTATTTATGTCCGCCAAAAGATTAGCTGCTTCCTTTTCTTCCTTAAATAACCCGACGACTGGATATCGTTTTCCGTCACGACCCGTAACGTATTCCTTGGATACGAAATTATTAATGTCGTGTGAGCACATGCATATCAGAAGAAATACACCAACGACCAATATGCAATAATATGCTGCAATTTTATTCATTATATTACAACGCAGATCTTTTTAAATAATTTTTTTTGATAAACTCCGAGTTCTTTGTCCACAGAAATGGGAACTACAACATTAACCAATCCATGAAATAAACAAACGCTTAAATTGAGTTTGATGTTTTTTCCTATAACTAAATTATGTTCATAACTGTAAATGGAACTATCGGGATTTCTAGAGAATAATTCTAGAAATTGTTGTTTCGTTTCCTTGGTGAGGTGATCTGGAGGCGTAAAAAATATTCGAGTTTTATCGCACGGCATCTCTTTTTCTTCCTTGACAAATTCAACATCATCCCACTTTAAGCAATAATTTTTGATGCCGGACGAATAACACGATTTTATGACTACTCCGTTCTTAGTTTTAGTTACTCCGCCGAGGGAAAGATTATTATTTTTATCGTACACAAGAAAAGCCATGGTCTTAAAATTAACAAGATGAATTATTATAC